GGCTCCGTACCACCGACCCAACTGAGAGAGAGTATCTTCTACTCCCTTCCCAGCCTTAACCATGCGCTGTATAGTGCCAAAAGCATTGGTCGCTATACTAATCGCTGTTATCGGGTCGATCATTCAGGAGCCCTTCTATTCACTCAGATGCTGATCGGATGTCTTTAGCAATTCCTTCGACAGCAGTTGCAGACCCTTTGCCTATACCCTTAGCGGTATCGGTAACCATTGTCTGTGCTGAGTCTACAGTGCTGGTCAGAATCTCTTGCGATCCATCTACTGCGCCATTAAATGTGTTACATCCCATAAGGGCTAGTGTTGCTAGTGCTAATAAGTATTTCATTTGTTGCTCCAGTTATTGTAAGTCAGAATCTATTGATTCTTGGATAGTAAGTTTAGTTCTTAATTCGGTGGTTACCAAATCCATTGCCTCGCCATTATAAACAATAGGGCAGCTAAAGTCGCCTGATCCCGAGTCGTGAGAATACGTTCCAGATATTCTAAGCTGGCCATCAGAGGGGGTGTCGTATGTTAGGGTAATAGCCATATCTCTACTCGTTTATTGTTACGTCAGACGTTCCAGAACCGTCCCATTGCGATGCAAAGTTTGTCAGATCCCCAGAAGAAAAGTCATCCGAGAACCAGCGCCATTCTTTGCGCCCAGTAGACCCTGTCCCTGTGGAGAAAATGAAAGCGGTAGAAGGGGTCAAATTTGCTGTGCCGCCCGTAATCTCAACGTCTAAAGAGGTAAACCAATCGTCAGCAGGAACCGTGCCATCTGATGAGTTGTAAATAATAAACCAGAATGCAGAGGTAGAGTCATTATCTACGCCGCCGCTTCTAGAAACCCTTCGGTAAGCATCGCGGATAGGATGTGACTTACTCGCTACTGTTAGGCTTGTAGGGGATACGGAACCGACATCTGGATTACGCTCCTCACGGAAACCGTAGTAGGCTGAAGAAGTAAACAGATCAATGCCTTCAGTTACAGTAAACGACTGCCCGGCACTTGCTCCATACCACTCATTGAAAGACATCTCAACACCGTCAGCTTTCCCTATCAGCGCACGGATGTCAGCATCATTAATGCTGGCTAGGGTTGCCGTAGTTCCGCCAGCCTCAATGTGTATCTCATTGAGACTTATTGTGCCGCTAGCCGGTAAAGCCATTAGATTGTCCCGTAAGCTGTTACGTTGCCTATTACTATAAGATTACCAGCTGTATCCAACTTGGCCTTAGATGTGCCGCCATAGCTGATAATAAGGTTATTACCTGAGACTGAGAACTGCCAGTCACTTGCTCCACCCTCAATGGTTGGGGTAGTAAGAGCAGGAGATGTTAGGGCTTTGTTCGTCAGGGTCTGTGCGCCAGTTAGAGTTGCAACAGTAGAGTCTATGTTCAGTGTGGCAGATCCGCTGGTAGCGCCACCTGATAGACCTGTACCTGCAACCACAGCAGTAATATCGCCGGTGTTAGTGGTGTACCCAGAGTCATTAGTCCACTGGGATATGTTGCCAGACTTATTTGTAAGGGTGGCAGTGCTGCTCGCTGTCAGGTAAGCGGAGAGATTTGGTGGCGTGTAAGTAAATACGCCCGTGCCGCTGTTATACGCAAGATTAGCTGTACCAACAGATGCAACTGTAACGGAAAGATCAGTTAATGATATTCCTCCACCGGAGCCTCTTAAATCGCCTGTAACAAAACCTAAACCGTCCGTAGAAGTAAAAGTAACAATGCCAGTAGTGCTATTATAACTTCCTCCTGTCCAACCTAAACCGTCAGTGCCGTCAGCGCCATTAGTGCCGTTAGTGCCGTTAGTGCCATCAGTACCATCAGTACCATCAGTACCATCAGTACCATTAGTACCTCTAAGATCTGTTGTAGAAAACCCTAGACCATCGGTAGAAGTAAAAGTTACAATTCCAGTACTTCCGTTATAACTTCCTCCTGTCCAACCTAAGCCGTTTGTACCGTCAATGCCATTAGTACCAGCAATGCCGGGGACACCTGTGTCACCACGGGGTACTCTAAGAACTCCGGTAATAGAGTTAAATAAAACTTCTGTGCCTGCCGCCCCAGTGGCCGCAGTCATTCCTGTAATTGTGTTTTTAGAACTTAATGCTTCAGCAGCACTAGCGGCTGCTTCCGCTGCTTTTATAGTTGCTATGTTAGCTTGAGCAGTTACTTGAGAAATAGTGGCATCTGTATTAGAATCACCAGCACCACCCTCACCACGATAAATAGCCATTAATAGCCCCTATAAAATAAACAAAAAGAAAAAAGAATGGGGGACTCCGAAGAATCCCCCAGTTTAGCTTATACTACAGCTAGGGTGAAACCTGCTTCTGGGCGCATTACTTGACAACCGTAAAGCGTATCAGCAGTGTACAGAGTTCCCAAGAACTCCTGCTTGTACTGAGTCTGTGAGCGTACTGCCTGCTGCTCTGCAAGAACAGAAGTGTCTTTGTGGATCAGCTGAGCACCACGAACGCCTGCTTCAAGAGTAGGTACGTTAGTAGATACAAATACGTCAACACCATACAAGTTACCAATCTTACCAGTCTCAACACTCTTGCCATTGACAAAGTCAGTGGAAGTGTAACGCTCAATACCCATGATAGCGTTACGCAGTGAAGGTGGAACGATGAAGCTACGGTTGTCCATAGGAACGTCGGCATCATCCATCTTCTGGATCAGACCACGGAAAGCGGCATCAGAGAAAGCGCCGACATCAGCAGTACCGTCAGCGTCATACGCTTCAAGAGCACCAGTGCTAGTGTTGATCTGGAAAGAACCAGAGTTAACGTAGCTAGTGCCATCGCCATCGCCGAAAGACTTAGCCAGTTCAAACAGATCGTTGTCAACCTGCTTGGCCAGACCATAACCCGCATCACCAGTATAGAACTGACGTAGTGAAGCAAGAGCCTGTACTTCGGTAATGTCTTCGATCAGACGAGAGAACTCAAAGTGCTTGTTGATGTTAATCAGAACTTCTGACTCAACAGAGTTCTGAATGGTTACTGCAACGCCTTCAGCTTTAGCAGATGCTGAGCCACGAGTAGGCTTAGGAACGTGAATGGTGTCACCTTTCTTACCAGTCATGCTCATTTTCTTAACGAGGTTAGCCATTACAAGATTGCTCTTGTATGCAGCAATTACTTCGTCACTCCAGATTTCTGGAATAAACTTAGCTGCGCTAGTGTTGTCTACTGCTCCGCCCATATTGGGATATACTGATGTAGCCATGATAAAAGTCCTATAATAAGATTATTGTCGAACTCTCCCTTCTTGGTAGGCTTGCATGATTTCATCAGACAAGGATAAGTACCGTTCGGGATCGTCCTGCATTAGTTTAATAATGTCTGAGCGTCTATAGACTTTGCGAGTTGCTGCTTCACCACTTCCTTTGGCATTGCCAGTAGAAGCGTTTTTAACGGCTTGCTTGCGTTCAGTTTTCTCATTAGCAGCAGTTTGGGTTACAATCTGTTGACGTTCTTTCCACGTAGTGAAGAGTTCATCAGCAGCTTCGTAATCATACTGCGTATCTGCTTGTGCAAAGAGTTGTGTCCGAATCTTTGAGCCTTGAATCCACTCGCCAAACTTAGGGTCTTGTATCAGCTGTTGCATGTCAGGATGACGCTGCTGCAACTGTTGCAAAGCCGTGGCGTGTTTATACTGCTTAGTTTGTTCTTCAGCAGCTTTGATTGAAGGATGATTCTTAATCGCTCTCTCGACTGCCTTGTCGGGATCAGAGAAAAAGTCTATGTCTTCTTCAGGTTGTTCAGTTGGTGCTTTCGTTGTGTCGAGTTGTGTCTGAATATAGTTATCTACAACGGAACGTAACTCCCCTACTTCACTACTCTGTCTGCCCAATAACTTCTCAGCTTCTTGGTGCATCCGCACAATTTCTGCGGTTGACTTTCCTTTGTACTTGTCAGGGATTTCTTCTTCTTGAGGAGTTTCCTGTTCTTTAGGTTCCTCTACAAAAGTTTCTTCTACTTCAGTTGTGTCCAGTTCTTCGTCTTCAGGACGCTCGTCTATTAGTGTTGCCATTATTAAACTCCGTGAGTATTCTCATTATGGAGGTGTGTTATGTAAGGATTCGGTTAGGAGTTAGCCTTACGCTCTTGTTGTAATTTCTGCTGTCTGTTCTTTTCCCACTTTCTAGTAGCACCTAAAAAATCACCAGAAATAGGATCTAACTTAGAACGAACAGCACTTACAATTCTATTAGCTATCTTGTCACAATCTAAACAAGGAATATGGGTACACTCTGAATCTGTAAACCTTTCATTTGTGTGCCCATCTTCACAGCGGTATTCGTATAGCGCCCTCATTCACTATTTGCTGAGAGTGCTTCTTCTTCAGCCGCTTCTAGTTGTGCTTCAAGATTAAGTAAACCAGCTATCACAGCAAGTTGCCCTTTACGAAAGTTAAGGTCATCACTGTCTTTAGTTAGTTCTACTGAATTAATTAATACCGCATTGCTATTTAAATCTTCTAACAGTTGTTTCCAACCATCAGACCCAAACATGTTTTTCATGTTGCGATAATATAATTCAAGTTGTTTATCAATCATACTGTTTTTCCTTTAAGGACAGTTAATTTAGTTATAGTTACCCAGTTAGTATAACATAAAAGTATAAAAAAGTCAAGCTTTATTTGTGTTTTTACTTGACTTCTTAGTAGCTTTGTTGTATATAGCATCCCAGTTACTAGCAAACTTCTTTGAGTCTGTCTTTCTTTGACTACTTCCTTTACCGCCGTGGGTCTGACCTTTCATCTTTTTTTACCTTTATGTAAACCATGCTTAGCGTGTTGCTTTCCTTTAGCAGTAGCTTCCTTTTTCTTTTTGTTAGCAGCTGCTAGTTTCTTCTTACCTGCTGCTGTGGACTTCAGCTTACTAATGGTTTTAGAAGGTGCGTAGACTTCTCCAGTCTTGCTGCTGGGCTTACCAGAAGGTGTACGCCACTTTTGCTTAGTCCATTTCTTTAACGACTTTTGTGATTCTTTTAGAGCCATTACTTATAGCCTCCACCTTTTGCCTTATACTCCTTTGCTAATATCTGTGCTTTCCTAGCAGACCATTGACCAGCGTTACCACCTTTAGTTCCTGCTTTAATCTTGTTAAACAAGTTCTTACGCATAGTGGGCTTAGTATAGTTCCCTGCTTTGTTTACTGTAGACTTCTTGGCTGGCATATTACTTACCTTTTTTAACTGGCTTCTTCTTAGGTGCTGCCTTTTTCTTCTTAGGTGGACGACCTACTTTACTACCGTATGTACCTTTACCGTATGGCATAATCTTCTCCTATAACCCTATTAAGTTCCAACCATGATTGGCTATTGCATTGAGAATAATAACGAGACATGTAGCCATGTGAGTAAACCACCAAAAAGTCCTAATACCAGCAACAATATCAGCTTGCTTATCTGTCTCACCAACTTTCTCCCCTAGGCTTTTAGCCCAAATTCTCCACCATCTATTAACTACCATTTAGTTTTATCCGCCCAAAAAGCTGCTGACATTTTACCTTTTGCTATGTTCTTACCATGTCGTGCTTTAAAACTTGCACGTTTAGCTTTCATACGAGCAGATTCACCCGCTTTGGGTTTTCCTGCTGTGCTTGCCCCCTGTTCTCCAAACCTAATTGTCTTGATTTTGTCACCTTCTTTTGCCACAACAACGTGGCTTTTCTTTGGGTGATTGGGGGTACGCTTCGGCTTATTGTATCCACTAACTCCAGCCCTAGCTAGTCTTGGGTCTTTTTTTACTGGCATTCTTTTCCCCTATTTGTTTCTTTAGGTTTACAATCTCGTCGTTTAGTTGCTTAAACTTTACATTTATTTGAGCAACTACATGTTCCAGTTCTCTAGTCGTAACCATTACTGTAGTCCTTGTGGGTTAGGAGTAGCAGATGCTTTCTCTTCTTTAACTGCTATCTCTCTTTCTTTAAGAAGCTGGCCTGAGATTTTAAGTCGTCGTTCAAACTCTTTATCGTCTGCTGTCCCTGCTTTTAAGTTTACAGTTGCAGCTTTAATACGATCAATCTCCAACTCTTGAGGAATGGCTTGAGCCTCCACCGTAAGCTTCTGTGCTCGTGCTGCTGACTCTTGGGCCTGTCCCTGTAGTGCTGCTGATTGTGAAGCTTGGAATTGAATCTGTGCTTGCTGCGCTGCCTGTTGCGCTTGCTGCGCTTGCGGGTTAGGCTGGTTAGCTTGTTGCAGAGATTGTATTAGTTCTTCACGATTAGCTAAGTTCATGTTATCAACAATAGACATGATAAGCTGAGAGTACATAGGTGACTCTGGAGACATTGTTTGGAGTAGCTGTACAAGCTGTGTAACTTCGTATTCTCGTGCAATTATTCCTAAAGAACTAGACGTGTGGAACTTATAATCAGCAACAGGATACATCTCAGGTTCAAACTGCATGTAACGATGTGCTGCTTTAGTAACAAACGGGATCAAGAAAGACTCTTGAAAGTTAATCAAGGTACGCTTATGACGCTTAATAATAGCACCTAGCGACATTGAAATACCTGCGGCAGTGGCGTCTCCATTGATAGAACCTGCCGTACCAGCTGAATCAATAGCACCTGTAGCTGTCTGTACCATAGTTTGCAAAGCTTGTGCCTGTGCAAAACTAATCTGACTTACGTTACCAAAGTTGAATGGTTGTAATACTTCAGCTGGGTTGCCGTTAGTTAAAATAATCTTACCCGGACGTACTTCAGGCTTAGAGCCTCTAGGCATACGTGAAGCATCCATAGCCATCATAGGGTGGATGGTCAAAGCAAGAGCGTCGATTCTAGCGCGTAGTTCTGTGTCTAACGCCTTTTGTGAGTTATACCCTTTCTCACATACACCTCGACCCCAAAAGCGGCTAGGAACGACATCCCAAGGAAATGCGACGATAGGACGATCACCCATCATGTAAGGGTTTTCTTCTGCTTTAAGAAGTTGACCACTGTTAGCAATAACAACCATTGCTTCAACATAGTAAGAATCGTCGTCCTCTTCAGACATTGTTACTACTTCTTCATCTTCACTTTCTACCTGCGCATCCGTCAGTAAGTGGCGGGGGACAAGACCATAGTACTTAGTTAAACGTACTTTGTCATCAGCATAAGTAGTTAAGTCTTGATCAGGCTCTATGTCAAAGTCAGGAGAAGCGCTTTCTAATTCAACATCACGATATACACCGCTTTCTATCAGCTGCTCTACAGAATGCGTGGGTACAAACTCATCTACAGCACAACCTAATGCTTCTTCAATAGAAGTAGCAACAGGATCAATCAAGAAGTTTTGAGGCATTACAGGACGTAACTTAACACAAGTACGATCTTGAATAGTAACACCAACGGCTGTCAACTCACCACCCATTACTGGCTGTGTTGCTGGCTTAAATTCTTTTTCTTCTTCAAGTATAACTTCGCCGATACCTGTGCCAAAAACAGCAGCATTAATCAAACACTCCGCGACACTCTTACGTACTTTATTCTTTTTAAAATCATCTGTCAAATGTTTACGTAACATAACAATGTCAGAAGAGTCTTGGTCGTGAATGTCATCGCGGATATCAAACCACTTACCACGTCCAAAAGTAGCTTCTTCTAATTCTGCAACGGAAGACTCAACAGCCTGTTGTAACGCAGGAGAGATAATCTTAGAGCGTTCAGATGAACGACTAGAATCTTCCGCAGCCCACTGGCCTCTCCACAGTCTATAGTACTCTTCAAAGCGATCTGAATAGTTAGCTTCATAATGATCTCGCCAACCGTCACATTTGTCCATCACCCAGCCTTCAAGTGTCTGTTCAATAGTAAATGTATCTTTATCTTCTAACATAGTTAATAGCCTGCGTATTTATCTAGGAATTCGTAGTCTTCTTCTTCATAGTCGTAAGCGTAAGAAACCTTAGCTAACTGGTCTATATATGCTAAACAATCTATCAAGTCATCATGGACTAATGGATTAGGGAATTGGAACAACTCATCAAGAAACTCTGTATTCCAGTCACCCTTGTTAAGTGTAATTGTACCGTGTTCAAAGCGTCCTTGCAACGCCCATACGATTCGATCTGTTTTCTTTTTATTACCGTGAGTAAGTTCTTCAACACGGAAGAACCTTTGATTCTTTTTCATCTGGTCGTTGAGATAAGGAAAGACTGCATTCTTCAGGGCTCCTTTTTCAATACCCACCGCTACTGGTTTATATTTGTTGACTGCTCCAAAGATTCGTCGTGCAGTCTCTTCGACGCCCCAACGCCCATGTATGATATCAGCAACCCACCAACCTTCAATGCCCGCTTTAACCACAGCAATGCCTGTTTGGTCAAGACGTTTAGTTTTGGTAGTGACTTTCTGTACGTCTGCAAAGCCTGCCAAATCGACTGCAATGTAATAATCACCATCTGCTGGCTCCTCCTCGCTAAACCTAACATCATCTTCTTTAAAGAGTTCACTACCGTGAGCCTCAAAGCTTGCCATAAACTCCTGTCGGAAAGAGAAGGCTGACATACTCTTCTCAGCAGCTTCAATCTCTTTAGGGTCGAGCAACGGGTTGTCAAAGCTAGTGTAGTGATAACCTTTAAACGTGTCGTCTTCAGATACACTAGCATATTGGTATAAGTCATAGAAGTGGTTACGACCCATTGGCGTACCAATGAACATCGCATCACCCTTCTGATCCGCAAGAGCAGGACGCAGGATCTGCTCCCAAACCTCTGGCTTCATGTCAGCATACTCATCCATGACCAAGAACTTCAGACTAACACCACGCATAGTCTCAGGTCTATCAGCACCCTTCAGCGTCAACAGCGCACCGTTAACAAATTTAATCTGTAGGTTGTTAACATGACTTGACGCTATAACGCTATGGCCTAACTCCAGCAACATCTGCCACATGATGTCCCTAGCCTGTCCCTGTGTAGGGGCAACGTAGAACACTTGACCTTTCTTGGCTGACAAGCAGTTAAGTATTAGCGACCAAGCGGCTAATCTACTTTTGCCTGTACGTCTGCCTGCCGCTATCACTTTAAAGCGTGTAGGGTCGTTGTAGACCTCTTGCTGCCACGGCAGTAACTCAACTTTTAAATCAGTCAATGGTTACTTCTGCTTCAGTCTTGATAACAACCCTAGCACCACAGGACAACACAGGCTTGTCGTTGCCACCGTAGATAACTGTGCTAGGCCCATGTATCTGTACTGAGTGACCATAAGTATTCTTCTTACCTTCTTTAACAGTCAACACAGGCTCATTAGCATTATTCTTCTTGTTAGAGCGTATGATGTGCTGATTGACGTGGATATATTTTTCAGGCATAGTCAGAAACTTTAAAACGGTAGCCCTCATAACTGAATGTCTTTTGTTTTTTAGCTTTAGCTTCCTTCAGTGCTTTTTTAAAGCCTTGTTTTTTAGCAATCTTTTCTTTAGCTTTTTGAGCCTCAATAATAGTGCCTTGTCTAACATTTTCAAAAGCTTTAGCTTTAGCTGCTGTTTGTGACACAGCTTTAGATCTGGCTCCTCCAACTTTACCAATGTTTTTAGCTAAACCTCTAGCAAGACCTTGTCCTAATACTTTACCAATACCGGCTACCATGTTATACCTCTTAGTATGTCCACATTACAGGAGACTCGTTAATGTCCAAACTGCGGATGTCAACATGCACAAAGCTAGAAGCAACTCCGATTCCTGAAAAGCCCATCGAGATAGCCTCTTGAACAATCCTAAACCGTTGTGTACCATCGTTAACTTTAATGTCTGCTGCAATGCCTTGGGCATGAGTTCCGGGTCTCTCCTTTTTTACTTCAATTGGGTGATCTTTACTTCTAAAGCCACTCGTGATAACGAAGGGGAACCCACAGCGCGCACGTAACAAATCTAACTTCAGCAACAACCTGTCGCTAATCTCGTTCTCACCAGTGTATTGGCAAGCAAACTCTTCCCTAGTAAAATAATCTAAGTCTTGATTTATATTATACATCTGTATATTCCCCTTCAATGGGTTCTTCACTACCTGAAATAACTGTAGTCTCACCACCAACTCCCGTAATAGAGATATTAATGGCACTCTTGCCTCCAGTAGCCTTATCCTTTTCAAAATAACTGACAGGCAAAAGCCTATCCATGCACAACTTCCATGCTGCCGCTTGATTCTTATGGTCATCGTCTAATGCTGCTGACAATATAGCGTCTAACACCTTCCTACTCTTAGGAGATGCTAACATTCTAGCTTTGTATTCGTTAATCACCGCAGCATCACCCTTGGGACGACCTACTGCATTCCGCTTACCCTTGGTTTTTGACGATACCGTGTTCTTTTTAGGCCGCCCAACCCGCTTTGCGGGCTGACCACCATTAGATTCTTTACTACTCAAGGTCTACTCCTATGGTTATCTTAAGTATACTTAAGTATTCTTTA